TGGCAGTAATGTAGACTCTGCGACTTGCGTTAGAGCATTTAATAATACAACCACTAATCATCTTGTTACCGTAGAAACATCCGCAAATGTTTTAAAAGGTAGCTTCTATTTAGCAGGTGGTGCGAATATATACGTTGAAAAAGATCCTACAGATGAAATTTTTGCGGCAAATGCCGGTGTACTATTAACTAAAGTTGCTCTCAGATAAGGAATTAAATGAAACTCATTTGTGAACTAATGGAAGACGTTGAAATGCTTGTAGAAAAGGACGAATCTACAGATCAAAAAAATTACTATATCAAAGGTATATTTTTACAAGCAGAACAAAAAAATAGAAACGGACGTGTCTATCCATTAGAAACTATGGAAAAAGAAGTGAATAGATATTCTAAACAATATATTGATACCAATAGAGCATTTGGAGAGTTGGGTCATCCAGATGGGCCTACTATAAATCTTGAAAGAGTTTCACATATGGTTAAGGAACTTAAACAAGAAGGTGCAAACTTTATTGGGAAAGCAAAAATTATGGAAACTCCATATGGTAAAATTGTCAAAAATTTAATTGATGAGGGTGCTAAATTAGGAGTAAGTTCTAGAGGAATGGGTTCACTAAAAACATTAGGCGGTTCTCAAATCGTACAAAATGATTTTCATCTTGCAACAGCTGGAGACATTGTTGCTGACCCCTCTGCACCTATGGCCTTCGTAGAAGGTATTATGGAAGGTAGAGAATGGATTTGGAATAATGGTATTTTAAAAGAAGCAGATGTTCAAGAAATAAAAGATGTAATAGTTAAAGAATTTATAAAAGTTAAACCGGATGAATCTGCCTTGGCTTCATCCTTTGAAAGGTTCATGTCAAGGCTTTAATGTTATAAATAATAGTAGTTACAAATATTCTAAAGATATTCTAAAGGAGAATGCAAATGTCTGAACAAGAAACTGCCGAACAGCAGCAGACTCTTGCCAATAGTGTGAACGAACTAGAAACATTAGCTCAACAAGCATTAGAATTAGACGGCGAGGCAAGAGAAGAGCTCGTTGAACAAATTAAATCAAAATGCGAAGATGAAGGGCTATCGGCCACTGAGACTGATGAATTGTTGGAAGAGATAGGTCTTGTTCAGGAAGCACGCAAGGTTCAAGAGGATAGTAAAAATCAACCCGCACCTGGTAAAGGTGGAAAAGATGGCGAAGGACCCAAGGGCGAAAAAGCTGCGGATGTTTCACCGCCTGCTGAAGTTAAGGGTTCCGGAACTGCAATGGGTAATCCCGTTAAAGGAAAAGCTAAGATGTCTGATAAGGGCGAACCAATGGCTAAAGTAAAAGAAGATAATGAAGATGCACTGCCAAAAACCAAAGCTGGTATGATGGCGGCTGTCTATGAAAGACTAGGCAAACTGAAAAAAGATCAGATTGCATCAAATTTCGAGTCTATTCTTAATTCTCTAACAATTCAAGAAGGTGCAGAGGACGAAGAAGATAGAAAGCCACTTGACGTTCAAGATGATATTGATGCTTTAACTGAAGGTGAAGATCTTTCTGATGCTTTCAAAGCTAAAGCAAGTACCATTTTCGAAGCAGCTGTTCAGGCCAAAGTTAATCAAGTTGTGATCGGTAAAGAACAAGAAATCGAAGAGCAAATGCAACAACAATTAACTGAAAACCTTGATACTTATATACAAGAAATTGTAGAAAAAGTTGATAACTATCTTAATTACGTTTCCGAAGAATGGATAAAAGATAATAAGCTAGCCATCGAAAAAGGAATTCGCTCAGAATTGACCGAAGGATTCCTTGTTGGACTTAAAAATCTATTCACAGAACACTACATTACAATTCCAGATGAGAAAGTTGATGTAGTAGATGATCTATTCGATAAGGTTGAATCCTTAGAATCAGAACTGAATGAACAAGTTGGTAAAAATGTTGATATTCAGTCAGAACTTACAAAAGTTAAAAAAGAAAAAGTTTTATCGTCATTGACGAAAGATTTAACTGAGACTCAGAAAGAAAAAGTGGCAGAATTAGCTGAAAATGTTGAAGCTGACGATGCAGAGGACTTCGAACAAAAAGTTGAAGTACTTAAAGAAAATTACTTTCCTTCAGAAAATAGGAAAGTTGCTCTGGTCGAAGATATGGAATCATCAAATAATGACGAAGAAAGCGAAAAAGAAGCCGTACCTGCTGGTATGGAACACTATATGTCAGCTATTTCGAGACATGTTAGATAATATTTTTTTTAAATTTAAATTTACTAAAATACATACAGGAGAATAACAATGTATTTGTCTGAAACCTTACAAGAAAAATGGGCTCCCGTACTCGACCATCCTGATTTACCTCCTATTAAAGATTCTTATAGGAAAGCAGTTACAGCTGTTTTGTTAGAGAATGAGGAAAAATCAATTATGGAAGAAGGTGGATCTACTATTTTATTTGAGGACGCTCCTGGGAACGCAGTTGGTGCCGGAATGGGTACTACAGCTGGAAATATTAAGGGTTATGACCCTGTACTTATTTCCTTGGTTCGCAGAAGTATGCCCCTCTTAATCGCATACGATGTTTGCGGTGTTCAACCCATGACAGGTCCGACTGGCTTAATTTTCGCCATGAAGTCCCGTTATGCAAGTCAAACTGGTTCAGAAGCACTTTTCAGTGAAGCTGATTCTGGTGTGTCTGGTACTGACGCTGCTGGTACGTCTGCACATACCGCTAATGGTAACCCTGCGGCTGCCGCTTCAAGTTCAACTGCATATCTACCTGGTCGTGGAATGACTACGGCACTTGGTGAAGCACTTGGCGATTCGGCGACAAATGCTTTTGCTGAAATGGCCTTCTCAATCGATAAGGTAACTGTTACAGCGAAAACACGCGCACTCAAAGGTGAGTACACAATGGAACTCGCCCAAGACCTGAAAGCAATTCATGGTCTTGATGCTGAAACTGAACTTTCAAATATTTTGAGTTCAGAAATTTTAGCAGAGATTAACCGCGAAGTTATCCGCACAATTTATGGTAACGCCAAAACTGGTGCCCAAAACAACGTAGCCACTGCCGGTACATTCGATATGGATGTTGATTCAAACGGTCGTTGGATGGTTGAAAAATTCAAGGGACTAATGTTCCAGATTGAGCGCGAAGCTAATGCTATCGGGCACGACACACGTAGAGGAAAAGGTAATATCCTTATGACTTCTTCGGATGTTGCTTCCGCATTGCAAATGGCTGGTGTACTTGATTACACACCTGCTCTTTCCGGTAACGATTCCTTGAACGTTGATGATACACAATCAACATTCGCTGGTACACTTAATGGTCGTTATAAAGTATATGTTGATCCATATGCTACAATCCAAGACACAAATTGGTTTGTACTAGGATATAAAGGTTCTAGCGCATATGATGCTGGACTTTTCTACTGCCCATACGTTCCACTGCAAATGGTACGTGCGGTTGGAGAGAATAACTTCCAGCCAAAGATTGGATTCAAGACACGTTATGGAATGGTGTCCAATCCTTTCTCCACTGGAACTGGTGCTTCTAGTGATGGATCACTCACTTATAATACTAATGTTTATTACAGACGATGTCTTGTTACAAACTTGATGTAATCTTGTATTAAATAAAGTGATATAAATAAGGGTAAGGGGTCTTAGATTCTTTACCCTTTTTTTTATGCTCACGAGGTATTAATGGCACAAGCATCCACCGGAGTACGCGGTACAGATAATATAAATTACCTTTCACCTACTGGCTTTAGATTTCTTTGCTCTGCTATGCCAGAAACTCAATTTTACTGTCAAACAGCTAATTTACCCGGCGTTTCAATATCAGAAATACCTGTCCCCACACCTCATAAACAACATTATGTAGCTGGCGATAATGTGACATTTGATGAATTTTCAATAACAATAATCGTTGATGAATATCTAAAAAATTGGGAAGAAATTCAAACATGGATAATTGGTTTAGGAAAACCTTTTGGATTTAAAGAGTATGAAAAAAGAAAAGCCGCCGGAGTCGATACAATGGGGCAATTATTTATTCTTACTGGTTCAAAAAATCCCTCATTAAGATTCGATTTTTTTAATTTATGGCCTAAATCTATCGGATCAGTTCAGTTTGATATAATGGCTGCCGATATAACATATTCTACAGCAGATGTAGTTTTTCAATATAATTATTATACAATGACAAGGCTAAACGAACCCACATAAAACATTATGAAATTAAGTGATATTCAAACAATGTGGCAAAAAGATTGTCAGATTGATGATACCAAATTAGATATAGAATTATTAAAACTCCCCAATCTTCATAGTAAATACTTAGGGATTTATAACGATGAATCTCTTTCTCAAAAGAAGTTATTTTTTGAAAATAAGAAACTTCTAAAGTTTAAAACTATTTGGTATGCTGGAAAAATGAGTGAAGAAGAATTAGAAGAGCAAGGCTGGGAACAATTTAAAATTAAATTAATTAAAGGATATGAACCTAAAATAGAAACATATCTTCAAGGTGATGATGATTTAATTGAAGCAAATCAAAAACTGGAATATCAAAAGATAAAAGTAGAATTTTTAGAATCGATTATCAAATC